GCACGGCAGACGCTTCACGGTTGAACTTCGCGGTGAGTGCTCGGCTTGCCGCGATTGCCTTGGCAGTATCAAGTGCCATTGTGAAAACTCCTCAAACAGAAATGAAATGCGGTCAAACCAAACGATCAAGAACCACGGTTTTCAAGATCAGCAACACGAATCTGCAGATTGCGAATCACGCTGAGCACAGTGTTTGCTTCGTCCTGTGTGGAAAAGCCGAACGGGCTGCTGTTGGTCGTGTTGGCAATCGCATAGTCCGGTGTGCCGGGCGATGTGTGGGTGATTGTTGTCAACGCAGCCACTGGCAACGCTCCAACACCAACCGGATCAATTTCAACACGAATCTTTGTGCTGCTGATGAACTCAGTCACCATGCCAATCGGCACGGATGCTGTGCTGATGCTCACGCCGACCGCGTAATTGTCCTCAGCGTAGACTTTGCTGCCCACGTCTGCCTGCGCAAATCCGGTGCCCTGCAGCACGAATTCACCCTCTGCCCAGACCTCAACAGTCAGATCCCCTGCACTGCCGGTGCTGTTGTCCTGCTCGCCGACCGCAACACCAACAAACCCATTCACCCCGGTTGCTGTCACGTCCGTGGCGTAGCCTGCAGCCGTCAGGAATACCAACGTGCCTTCGTAAATGTGCACTGACGCTGCCACTGGGTAACTGCGTCGCCCTTCTCGCTTTTCAATCACCTGATTTGCCGTGACGGCCATTGTTCTGCCCTTTCAAACTGAGACCAACTCAAACCACGCCTGACCGTCAGGCTTTGTTTGCGTGCTTCACGTACTCTTCTTCGGTCATGCCGAACGTCATGCCGCGTTTCTGCAGGTCTGCAAACTCGGCTCGCAGTCCGGAATGCGGGTCGCTTTCCTGCGGTGTGACGGATGCCGCCAACACGGGATTTCGTGCAACCACCAACGCACTCAATGCGGTTTGTGTCTGTTCAACGCTGAATCCAGCATCAACAAACGCATTGAACTTGTCGCTGGCTCCAGCCAGATCGCACAACGCTCGGATCTGTTTGCACCGCAGCCGCTCGACCTGTGCCAGATCCGCCGTTGCTGTCTCCACCACTTCCGGCTGCACCTCGACTGCCGACAGATCCGCAGCAGGCTGGACTGGTGCCGGTGTCTCCGAATTCACAACTTCCGCCGCCTGCGTTTCCGTGGCCATCGGTGCTCCTTTCGAGCTAAAATAGCGGTCCAAAAATCCTGCGATGCGTGCCCGGACCACGTCAGGCGTCGCATCGGTGAAATACGTGTCCAGCAGTGCGGTTGCCTGTGCTGGCAGGTTCCTCAGGTCCGCATCTGCCAAACTGAAAAGCCCGGTTCGCGTTGCGGCTGGCGTGTCCACCACATCCGCCGCTCGTAATCTTGTGAATCGCATTGGCCAGCGTGCCGCCTTGCGGTCTGCCGGTGCCATGTCTGGCAATGTGTCCTGCCACTGCTGCAGATTTGATTCGTCTAGTGCCGTCGCGATGCTCACGCCGAAGGCTTCCGGGTCTTGCTCGGCCATGTCCAGAACATACGTTCCCAGATCGCCCTGCGGACTCGTGAATGCCGCGTCTGCAATATGCAGATCCGCTCGAACGGTGTCGCCGTCCAATCGGAAATTCGCCCACCTGCCGAGATACGAACCCATGCCATCATTTGACATATTCGGATGCGTGAATCGGGCCTTGATGCCGCCACGGGACGACTGGCCGAAATCCACCACCTGCTGCAATGTCTGCATGTCGGCTGTCCACGGTCGCGCATCGCCTTCATTCAGGCTTCCGGCCTGCATGATGGATGCCCCGTAGATGACATTGCCCTGACGGTCAACGCGCTGTGGTGCCGTGCGTGATGCGTCGGTTCGGAACATGCCTGCAGCTGGTGCGGTGTCAATTTGTGGCATTGGCTTCGTCCCTCGCTCGCATTTGTTTCTGAACCTTGCCGGCCCATGCCTGCCCGGGATCTCCGCCCCAAAGTGCCCACGCAATCCGACCATTTGACGGATAGCCCGGTTCACCGGGACTGAATCCCTCGCCCTGCTTATCAACCTCGTGACGTGCGAAGAATCGCACCATACGGCCAATCGTGTTCGGGCTGACAGCTTTCCCGTTGCTCAAATCTCGTGCTCTGGCAACGCCAACGGCAGTGCCACCGCGCTTGTGCTCACGTCGCCATTCCAGACCTTGCCGTGCCTCATCTCTGACGCCTTGGGGCGGTCTGAAGTCGATACCTTCGTACTTCTTCGGGACTGCCAAAAGCGCAACACCGCGGGCAATTTGTCCCATGTCTGGCGAGTCGTCCGTGTTGTCGGTGTCATCCTCTGTGTCCTGCGTGCCGTCCAGTCCCAACGATGCCCGATAGGCTGCCACGCGGGCTTCCATATCGGCCTTCACCAACTGCTCACGCTCAATCTGTTGCAGCGTCTCGTCAAAGTCTCGACCACGTGCCGCAAGTGATTCGGTTTGCGTCGTCAGCCCTGCAGAGATTGCGGCCACGTCCGCCTTGACCTCTTTTTCCGGGTCAACCCACGGCCACCCTGGCGGAATCCATTGGTGCTGCAGAAAATGGTCTCGATTTTCCTCGTATGTGAGCGCGTCAACCGGCAACAGGCCCTGCATGACAGCCCGGTCAATGAATCGACCCCAGACCTTGCGCAGCACCTGCTCAATCAGACAATACTGCCAGTTTTTGAACGTGATCCGGCCATCAATCAGTGCCAACCTTCCGCCGCTGAAATTGTTCGTGAACTGCTTCGCCAGCAGTTCATACGGATACCGCAGCGCGGCAGCCACGCCGTGCAATGCCCATTCAACATACGGCCCCAGCGTCGTGCCTGGTCGTGCCGGGTCGCTGAACTGGACGCCCTCGCCATCGGCCAGATATTGAATGGTGCCGGGCGCCAAATCCTCAAGACTGCTGCGCCCAGCCAATCGGCCAGACTGTGCCATCGTTGTAGGATCTGTGACACCCGTGATGAATGCCCCGTAACATGCCGCCACCTGCTCCGCCACAAGGTGCGCGTGAACGAAATCCTTCAGGTCCTTCAGTTTGCCCATTGCAGGTGACAGCCACGGGACGCCTCGCAATTGCCCAGGCGTCAGTTCTTCGTAGCAGTGCAGCAGATCCACCAGACTGACTTCATCTTCCTTCACGTCAACCTGCCAGGAATCGTATGGCAGGCTGCGACGAACAAACGCCGCAATCGGCTTGTTGTTGTTGTCCAGTCTCAAACCCAGTCGCCGGCGTTCGTTTGCCTGCATCCGGCTGTACGTGATGACGGGAATTCTCGACGGGCTGATGACTTGAACCGTCAGCGTCACCGGCTTTTCAGGATTCGCATCGTCTGCCATGTGCAGCCACGATTCGCCGTAGATTGCGTTGCACCGCTCCAGCATTCGCTGCTTTGCGAAGAACTGCTCGGACTCCGCCCACTTGGCGAAATACCATTCCGACATCACGCGGAATTCCTCCGCCTGTCGTGGTGTCAGAATTCCACGCTCAGCCTGTACTCGGCATTGCGGGCGGATGCCGGTCCCGATCACGTTGTCCACACGTCCGTTGATTGCAGACGCCGCGAACACGTCGTTCCGGTACAGATCGTTTGCCCGGTCGATCAACTTTTCCAGCTCGTCCTGCAGCTGGTCGTTGCTGGTGTTCTTCGGGACAATCCAGTTCTCCCCGCGCAACCGATCGTTGCCAGCCGCTTCGTAGGCTGCGAAATTGTCAGCAGCCCGTGCCGCCATCATCATCCGCAATTCGTGGTCAACACGTGCTTTGACGCGGCCTGCAGCCCAGCGCGGGGAGACTCGCTGAATGACGGCGTCCAGTCGCGTGTACTGTGCAGCGGACTTCACGCGGTCTGCATAGCTTGGTGTTTGGCTCATTGGCTGAACCTCACCAGATTACGGGCGCCGTGAATGCCGCCGTTCGCCTGTCGCCGCAGATCGGCTATGCGTGCGTCCAGTTCCGCCAACCATTCGGAAGTCGGCTCCTTCTGGACCATCTGCCCGTCCAGCGTGTACGCAACCACGGGCGCACCACCCAACAAAGCCGATTCGACCTTGTCGCGGATGCCTTCGTAGAGTGCCAATCGTTCGGTTGCGGATCGTGCCATGCTCGCACAATCGCAGACGCTCGCGCCGCTGTCCTCCGTAGTTTACCAGACCTCTGGTATCAACTGCCCGAAATCACCGTTTTGAACCGATTGCCGCACGAGCAGGCCCGGTGCTGAATTCGCACGCCGTCCGTCTCGTGGCTGCAATAGGCCGTTGCAAATTTGCCGCATGACGGACACATGCCGAACCCCGGAACAGCGTGCCGCGGTGTGTATTCTCGCCGCTCTGTGTACGCGGGGCTTTTTGGCGGTTTCATCGCAGATTCCTCACGAATTTCTGTGCTTTTTTACCCGAAATCACGCCTTTTGCAGCCTGAATTTCCGCCTGCCGCTGCCTTTGAGATTCTACCGTATCATTGTCATATCGCAAAATTGACAGCCCGACAAACGACAAATACGCCGCATCCAGCAGGTGGTTGCGCGTGAATGTCTGCTGCCACTTCGTCACGCTGCCTTTCCCTACCTCAAACGCTGTGACCTCGCGTTCTGCGGTCAACTGTTTGGCCAATTCAATCCGGTGCTCCGGCTGATCGGTCGCAGGTAACAGCAACGCCTGCGGAGATTCCACAGGAACGCTCAACGCCTGGTGTACCCTCCGCTTCCACAGGTCCGCGTTGTTTTGGTACTCGCGATAACGTCCGGCAGATCCGGTGAACAGCACGTCATGCCAGCCCTCACCGAGTTTCACGGTGATCTTTGAACGGTCCCGCGGTGCGTTGTAAACCTGCCCGAGGTGCTGTTTGAATCCGAAACCCTTGCTGGTGTTCCACAGCGCATGCCGCGCGGCTTCCTCGCGGATGATGTCGGTCTCCCAGCCTGCGTCGATCAAAACAATGTCCGCCGACCGATTGCCGCTGTCCGATTGCCAGCCTGAATCAAACTTTTCTTGCAGCAAACGGATAGCCTGCCGGAGTGCTGTTTTCAAGTCCGCCAGATCTCGCTGCACTGGCTCGAAACCGTAGTCAATACAGATCGGCTGTCCGTCCCGCTGCTCCGCCGTGACGAACCAATCCAGCTGTGCCGCCCGCACGTCCACGCCTGCCGCAATGCGGACAGTTTCAGGCGGGATCTGTCCACGCCGGTAATCGCTCTGGCGGTGCATGATCGTCCGGAAGTCCAGCGGTTCGACGGCCTGCTCCTTCGGCTGTGCCGGAAGTGCCCACGTCCACTGCAGCAACTCTCGTTCGCTGTTGTCCGCGTCGATCTCGCGCTTTCCTCGCCATTCATCGGCCCCAACAATTGCAGCGGTCACAAACGTATTTGTGGCTGCGGAATACCGAAACCCCATTGTTTTTGTTGCCGGGATGTCGCCGGTGACAATGCCGGCGGAATCAATGTGCTGCCCGCGGTGCCGGAGCTTCGCACGCTGAAGCATCTCCCGCCGCTTGCTGTCGTCAAATAGCCATCCGCACGACGGGCAGGCCCATCGGCTGTTGGCTTCCGCTTCTGCCTCTGATTGTGCCTCCTGCCATCCGTGAAGGTGCTCACGACTCGGACACACGTAATCACCGCAGGAATCGCAGGGGAAAACCACCTCGCCCGCGGTCCCGTTCTGGTACTCCTGCCAGATCCGGCCATCCTCCACGGTGACAGTTGATTCCAGATAAATCCGCGCCTGCCCGCTCGCTCGGTATGCTCTGACGCGGCCCTCCATCTGTTTCAGCTTGGTGGCTTCGTCAGACTTCCCGCCGACTTCGTCCAGATGTGAAACCTCAGTCACCACCAGCACCGGCCCGGTGAACCCGGCTCGCTTTTCGTCACCACCGCCAGCCGTGATGAACTTCAGGTTGGCCCCGTTTGTGAACTGGATCAGCTCCGGGGTGCTGCCACGACTGCCGGCTCCCCTCCGTGGCAGGAATCGTGCGTACTGGCTGGCCTCAATTGCCGGCTTGATGTCCAGCTGCCATTTATCGTTTGCCATCTCCATCGACGGCAGCCCAAACAAAACGGTCTGCTGACGCTCAAACAAATGGTACAGAATCGGCACCACGACGAACGCCAACGTTTTGCCGGACTGCTGCGGACCCGTACAGGCAAACCGAAAGAAGTTTCCGGCGTCCACGGCGTCGAAGAACAGCCCATGTGCCGGCTGTCTGTTGCACCGAAATCGCTGTCCCTGAAACGGCCCATCCGGCAGGA